GTTATTGTGTAATATTACCATTTTACTTAGTTTTGATCAACTCATCAGCAAAACAGCCTCTATACTGATGTTCTCCTATATGTGAGATTCTATCTGTGACTAATGCATAACATTTACCACCCATATCTTTCCATCTTTTACAGAATGCAAAATCCTCACCCATATATGTTTTTTTAACAGGATCAAACCATGTATCAAAAAGATTATAATAATAAGGTCTATTAATCATCTCACCGTTAATTATTGTTTTTTGTATTATTTCCATTTCAGGATAAGCCTTTATCATTTTTTCAATTGTTTCTCTTTTGATCAACATACATCCTGTTGGAGAGTGTGTAACTTCAATACAACCATCTTTAACTTTTATATTATCTTCATTTTCTACTTTCATTGGATACCTATAGAATCCTTTGAATTTTAAATCTTTAGCACTTTTTATTTCTCCTGCCTGAATTCTATCCCAACCTTTATCCCAGTTAAAATCTTTAAGAGGATAAGGCACTGATACAACACCTTTATCAGCAGCAATCATTTTAAAAATAGATTGACCTTGAAAATCTATATCTGAGTCAACAAATAATAAATGAGTATGATTGCTCTCCATAAAACTAGATACACACAAATTTCTACCTTGTGTTACTAAAGACGACTTCATTATTTGAAATGAAACTAAAACATTATTTTTCATACATTGTTTTTGAAAGTCCAAACAAGCCTGAAAAAAATGTATTGACACTTCATTGTGCACAGGAGTTGCAACAAAAATAGAAAATTTTTTAGGCTTAGTATTTCCAATAGGCGCTTCCTCTCCTGGTTTATTAAACCAAATAGGTTTAGTAGGATCGTCCATTACACCCACCTGTCTATAAGTTTTATTTTTTCTTCAGCATCTACTATATTTTGTAGAAGTTTATCTATCTCATCTAGATGTTGTGGATGTTCTCCAATTCCTACTGAATTAGTAAGGTATATATTTATTGTTGTTGAGGCTTCAGCTACTTGTGCCTCATATCTTTTTCTTAGTGCTTTTAGCATTTAACGCTCCTTGTAAAAAACCGGTCCAGTGACCGGCTATTGTTTTCCAATTATAAAAGTGATTAAAAAAATTTTGTTGAAATTTCAAATGAGTATGACACCCTTTGTCATTTATTTGATTAGGTATGCTATCTATAACTGCTGCAAATTGTCTAGCTAAATTTTCAAAATTAGTGTCCATAGGTATATACACAGGAAACTCTGAACAAGTTTCATACAACGCACCATTATCTGTTGTGGCCACAAATAAACCGCAAGCTAAAGACTCAAGAGCAGAGATGCAAAAAGTTTCTTCCCAGATATTAGGATAAACAAAAGCATCATAGGTATGAAGATTTTCTAATATATATTCGTTTGATTTGTATCCAATATAATTAACATTAGACAGTGTTTTAGCTTGATCATAAAGAGGCTGATACAAATGATCATTTTGTTTTTTAAAATCATCTCCATAAACTTCAGTGCTACTATAAACGTCTAATGTTATATCTGAATTTTTTATTAACTGCATAGCACCTAGTAATATTGAAAGACCTCTCCAAGGAGTAGGATGATAGATTAGTTTTATTTTATCTCTCTTAATTTCAGGATCTCTTTTTTTAATTTCAGGAATGCCATTTTTTATAACCGTGCATTTTTCAAAAGGTAAATTAAATGTCTTTCTAAATTGTTCATAATTCCAATGACTATTGAAAACATAATAATCGTATTGTTTTATTTTTTCTGAGCTTCTAAAAAATTCTTGAAAATGAGGTTGGTCTGTAGCCATCTTTTGCCAAAGTATATTTATTTTTTCTTTTGACAATGGAACCTTACCTGGAACAGACGTGCATATTTGAAAATTACTTAAAAGTTCTTTAGAAACGTATCGCTCTAAAAAATTATGCTGTAGTTCTGTGCCACCTAATGGTTTCATATGATTTTAAAACTTATACATTATTTTTGTTAAAATTTAAACTACTTAGAAATGTTATTTTCATAATAATGACTTAACCAACCTGTCACTATCGTTTTACTTTGTTTTTCATTTATAATACCTTTATGGGTATGTGTCCAATCTGACGGCCAAATCACTGTTAAACCTTTTTTACAAGGTAAAGATAACTTTTGATAAAAAAATTCAGTTCCTGCATTTTCAGCATCATTTAAATAAGTCATAAATACAAGACACCTTTTTATACTTTTATCAAAGGTCCCATCCCTTTCACAATGCCATTCTTTAAAACCACCTCCTGGATTATAATGTTGTATATTATAAGGCTCACATATACCAAAACGATTTATATTTTCCGAATAACAAAATTTTTCTGTGTATTTTTTTATACATTCATGTAAAGAGTCTATATAATTTTTCCAAGGATAAAAATAAGATGTTGGATCAATAGTTATATCTAAAGACTCTTTTGCTTTTTTGTTAATGATTCTATTTGCACCAACAACTCCTTTAAAAAATAAATGTTTGTTTAAATTCATAAATTGTAATATTTCATCACATATTTTTGGTTCTATATACCATGCTCCTATGTGTGTGTTTAAATCTAATTTGTTTTCAAACTCTTTTACTTTCATTTTATATTTCTTTAAAGTTTGCTGCCACAGAAATTCTTTCACCATCACATCTAAAAGGATTAACATAATGAAGAAGCCAATTAGGAAAAATATAAAAATCTCCTACTTTAGGTTCAAATGATTTTAGAGCAATATCGTTTTTATTTTCATAGTTACCGTGAATAAATTGTAAAGACCCTGGTCCATTTACATAATCACTATTACATTGATTATAAAAATCTTTTGCCTCCTTTTTTAATTCTTCTGGTGCTTGAATAAACATTACTGATGAAAAATCGCAATCATTATGAATATGAGGGGGATTATAATCTCCTTTTTTCATAAAATTTACCCAAGCTGAAACAAGAGAAATATCCGCATATTTTCTTCCATAGTAATCTTCACAATTTTGTTTAAAAGCATAAATATATTTATGGATAATATTTGAGTAAGACTTTAAGTTCAAAAAAAATTCCCCTTGTAAATTACCTATAAGTCTTTTCTTAAAATCATATTTAGGTGATCGATCAAACAAAAGTTTTATTTTTTCTATGTCCTCTTGCTCTACAGTCATTTGACAAAGTAACGGACCAAAAACATAATTTTTTAAAATCATTGATTTTTAGTTTTACTAAACATAGGAAGATCAGGTACTTGCACTTCAACATCTGTAGCTAAATCTTCTTTAGGGTGTATTTTAAGGAAAGCTTCTTCTGTTTCGTATCTTTCACCTGTTTTAATACTTCTGTAGATAGTTTTAGTATCGCACTTAATTTTGTGATAAACAGTCATAAATTTTTAATATATTAATTTAACGCCCTTGTCCACGATTTTTCTTTCGATTTGGTTTTCTTTTATTTTTTCTTTTTGTATGTACACCTGGACGTTTTTTAGGTGTGCGTTTATGATAGTTATTAACTCCAAATAGAGCTTTCTTCTTAGCCATTCTCTTGAGATCTGTCTATTTGAGCATAACTTATAGCCCCTTGAATTACGTTACTTCCTGATGCTGCTGCCACAGTCACTGAATCACCTGCTTCAAGGTTTAAACCTTGTGGTGCTGCGTTAACTTGTGATTTAGCTCCAACATCATCTCTAAAAAATTCATATTCAGCATTAGAATCAGAAGAATCTACTAAATTCATATTTACCAAAATAGCGGATGATCCATCATTATTAGCTACATAAATACTTTTTATTATGATTGTTGCGTTAGATGGACATGTAAGAACTGTAGTCTTCGCAGTGCTCGCTTGTTTGTAGCCTTGATTTTTATATTGTATTGTCATGATAAAAAGTAATTAAATGCATCTGCATCATTTTTTATATCATTCTCATATGAGAAGTTCAACTGAGACTGAAGAGTTCTAAATGCTTGTAGTATTTGTCTTTGATCTTCTTGAGAATACATAGGTTTTGGTTCAGGTATTTGTATAGTTATTTTAGCCATTATCTTCTTCCATCTGGTCTTATGTCAAACCTAAAGGTACCATATCTCCAACTCTCATCAATACTATCAGATTCTATTTGTACAGCAGCTAATCTAGCTCTTGCTCTAGTGTCAATTTTTGTTGTGCTAGATGACACAGTGAAAGGACCAAGTGGACTAGATGCTGCTACACTTCCTTGAGGAAATGAATTTAAAAATATGGTCACCTTTGCATTACCACTTATTCTTTTAAAGTCAGGCATAAATCTTTTTACACTCATTAAAAACTCTCCATCTCCTGGCACTCCTTGTCTACCATTTAAATCAAATTCACCAGATTTTATAAATGCAGGAATAGCAGTTGTCGTTCCATCACCATTCAATTGATTAACTCCTACTTCATGAGCATAATAAATTGTTGCCCCATTAGAAACACCACTGACTACAGGAAATGTAGGTGTGTCGGAGGCTTCGAAATCTGTAGCATAAGGCACTTCAAACACAGTGGATCCCATCCAAGTAGTTCTGTCCAAGGTTCCAGTTGTCCAAACATTCTCAGCATAATTATAGGTTACAACTCTATCTATATTACTAGATCCTGATGTCGGGTAAAACCAGTTAATCTCAGAATATAATTCATTTATACCTCCAAACACAATTTGACCTGAATCAAAATTAATTCCTGGGTTATTACCAGAGGTAGTAAATACAAAATCTTCTACAAGACATGGTAAAGATTTTACTGTTCCATCATAAACAAAAAATCCACCTGTTTTTCCCATCCAATAAACTGCTCCATTTGCAAAAACTCCTGCGTGTTGTCCTAATAAACCTGCATTTGATCCTACTTTTCTTATAGAAAAAGTAAAAGGTGGTCCAACAAATTGCATTTCGTAAGCTGCAGTATCTGTTAAAACTAAAATATAGTCTTTACCTTTAAACGCCCCTATAATTTGTGTTCCGTCATCTAATTTAAAAGTACCTGCAGTATTTGTTGAGGTAGGTGCGTATTCACTTTTATTTTCTTGGTCAGAAAATCTTATAAACATTTTATCTTGAGATGACTGTGTTCCTATTGTTGTTTCAGTGCCTAAATGAAAAAGATGTCTGTCTCTATCAGAAACTATAGTCATTACAGATCTAGTTGGCATACCTGTTCCGATGGTCGCTCTAGTTTGAAGTGCATTATCTAAAGACGCATCCCAAGTAAATGTTTCTCCGTTATGAACAGTGGCAATTAAAAAATTTCCAAAATTATCTAAAGACCAATTACCAGGATCAATAGTCACCGTGCTAGAGGTGGATGCGCTGCCCCAACCTATGTACTCAGTAATATCGGTTACTGTAGAACCGTTTGCGTGTTCAGCAGGTGTTGTTGAATTTAGACCTCGAGTTATACCACTCAAAGTATTTGAGCTAGTATTGTTAGTTGTGTACTCCATATCCTCAGAGCCTATTCTTATTTTGCCAGAACTTGGAAAACTAGAGGTGCTAGTTAAGACTACTGAAGTTGCACCTACTAACATAGGGCCACCGTTGTTTACAGTTGTGGTAACTTGAGCCACTGTTCGCCCACCCCAAAAATAAGTGCCCCAACCATAACCTGCACTTTGTGATCTAGGTCCAACAACAACGTATGGTCTTACATCTAAAGTACCATCATTTGTAACTCCTGATTTACTTTCTACAGAGGGCATTACAATTGTAAAGGTAGTAATTGTTGGTACAGACTGAACTTCAAAAATTTTATCATCAAAATCTGTGTCTGTGAAACTCGTGTTTGCTGACGTGAATGATCCAGCGTTGGCAAAAGTTATTAAATCACCAACAGCTAAATTGTGTGCCGCTGTTGTGGTAATTGTTATTGTCGCTGAGCTGTTTGTTGTAGAAATATCAGCACCTGTAGAAAAATTGTCCGTGTCTAGAGGAGTTACATCATAAAAAGCACCACCAAAATAAATAACTAATATTTTATCAGTACCAATAGCAGCATATTTTTTACCATCTGTGTTTGCCCAAACATGCTGTGCTCTTGCAGCACCCACTAATTTATCATTAACAAGAGCTTGCCAACCACCTATTTTTTCTGGCTCTCCATATCTAAATCTTACATTATCACCATCAACAAATCTTCCCTCCGCATCTGAGGGCGTAGACTGTTTGTCGAATCCTGGTGCTATATTAACTTTTGCTAAAGGCATATGAGATTATAACATCTAAATTACAAGATTTAAATATTACCAAATTAATAACTATCTAGGAAGATTTACGTAATTACTGATTTTAAAAACGTTAAAGGGTATGGCATATTTAGGTTCTTTAAGAACGTGATTTTTTGTCTGATGTTCTAAATCACCTGAAAAAATTACTACTGATCCAACCGTTGGACGAATGTCAATATTTAATTGAGGGAAATTTAAAAGTTGGTCAGAGTCAGATAGATAAAGTATTCCTGAGAAAAAAGCCTCCTCATGATTGTGTGTATCGGTGTGTTCATCTCCTTCAAGTTTTATACCCCAAGCCTCATCAATAACAAATTTAGTATTAGGTTTAATTTTCAAGTCCGACATTTTTTTCACGACTTTTTGCATTATTTTATTAAAATGTTCATTATTAACAAAATAAGCCCAAGGTGTCATTTTACCTTTTACATTAGTCTGATAATTATTATTTATTTGACTATTAACAGAATCATTAATAAGTTTAATTAATTTATCTTTACAATCTTCAATATTTAATGAAAATTCTAATAAAAAAACGTTTTTAGTTATCGGTCTCTCGATGTGTTTCTTTATCTCTATTTTCTCTTGCACTAATTAAATCCTCCTTTGCACATATTAATGTTCCAATTAAATTATCTAAGAATTGTTCATTAAAAGTAAATTTTTTGTATCTTATAAGAGTCCATATTTCTTTCCATGAAAAATGAAATTCACCGACACCTTTTTTACTTTCTTTTACAAATTTTATTATCATAATTTTATACGTTTAAAATTGGTGGTAAACCCCAATAATTTCTTTTGTCTAAAACAAAATCTTTATTTTTACCATTTTTATCTACCCAGTGTAAAAAACATTGTATGTGAAAATCACCTTGAAATTCTTCTCTATAGTGTTCTAATTCACACCCTAAGTATACAACTGCATCTCCATTTTCCAATATGTGTTTATTACCATCAACAAATATTGGCCAAGGTTCTCCACTTGATCCAACTTGCACAGTAACAGAAATTTCACAAGATTCTCTATCTTTATGTTTTATTAAATTAGCTAAATAAGTATAAAATCTACTATAAGAATACGTTGGAAGAAGTTCTAACCCTGTAATTTTTTCCATCTCTTTAGTTTTTTTTAACATTAATGCTTCTGTTAATGGATCTGCGTACCATGAGCTATCTCTAGCTTGATTAATTCCATCAGAAAAAAGTTTGTGATTTGTCCTATGTTTTATTTTTAAATAATTTTCAATTAGTTTTTGTTCTTCTAAACTTATAAAATTTTTAATTAGCTTGTATTTAAAATCTTTTCTAATTATGCCCATGCTACTACTGTATACCTTCTACCTTTTTGTACTGGCATTACTCCATGAGGGTAATGAAAATTACTAGGCCAAATAACTAGATCACCTGGTCTTCCTTTAAGATTAACGTTTTCTTCTTTTTCGGATTGTATATTTTTAAAAGATAATTCTCCTCCTTCATAATCATTATTTAAAAATAAAATTGCACTTAACGTTCTGTCAAATCCCACTCCACCATCAACATGTGGTTTATAAAAATTTCCTTGTTCATATTTTAAAAGCTCTATTTGATTACAATGAAAAATTGGACCTACAAACTCTCGTAAATTCTTTTGTGCTATATATTCGTTCATAAAGTTTTTTATAGTGTAATTTAAAAAATTAGCCCAATGAGATTGAGTAAAATCGCCTTCAAAAGGATTAAGAGTAAATTTAGTTACATTTCTAATTTTTTTATTTATGGTATTTGCTACTGGTCCAACACTAGCATTTTCAAAATCAATTTTTTTCATGTATCTTATTAAGACTGATACGGTTTGTGGTTGAATAACTTGTGGGAAAGTCATAATTTGTTTTGACCAAATCATGACAATTTTTACTATAAATTATTTATATTGTAAAGATGAAACCACAGTATGTCCTAAATCAGACATATGTCTTTCCAAAGTTTTTGTAAATGGGTAAGTAACAGAGGATATATCAAGATTATCTAATGCTGTTCTATAGTTCTGTGCATCAGTTTTTAAAGTGCCCTCACCAAATCTCGGAGCCTCTAATATGTTATCTAATACTTTTTTTTGATCCGCAATGTGTGCTGTTAGGTCTTCTTCGTTTTCCATAGAAAAATTACTGTCAGCGTAATTAAGTGACGTTCCATCAAAAGTTAAAATTTTTTCTCTAAATCTAACTTGATCAAATTCAGAATCAGATATCTCATGCTTTTGACCTGCAGTACTATCATATAACCCATGATGTGGAAGAACTATATTTAGATCATCTAAATTTCTAGCTACTATTAAACAGTTTCCTCTCAAATTTGTAATTGCTATTGCCATAATTTTATCCTACGGTATTAATTCAAAAATTCTTACAGCTCCAAAGCCACCAGGTTGTCCTGCACCAGATTGGTTTGGTATGTTTGATCTTCCACCTATTCCAAATCTTGGAACAAAATCACCAAATCCATCTCCCTGTCCAGGGTCTGCACCCCAAAATTGAGCGATTCTTCTATAAGCTCCACCAACTGCTGCACCCATAGTCCCTGAATAAGCTAATGTTAAATTAGTAGTACCTGTCGGCATCCCACCAAGTGTTGCGTTAATTGCACTTGATATCCCAGTTCCTGGGCCGCCTCCGCCTCCAGTTGCTAAAAGTAATGGAGAGGGTGATGGTCCGAAGAATGAATCACTACCATCATCACCAGGTGTATTACTGTCTTGTCCATTACCTTGTGCTCCGGCTTGAAAAGGTTGTGAATAAGGTTGACTAATAGCAGCTTTATAATATCCAAAACCACCATTAGCTCCAGAAGCACCATATTGATTTGAACCTGAGTTTTGGGGAGTTTTACCGCCTCCTCCACCTGCACCAAGTGCATAAACAAGAACTTTTGTTGCAGCAGGGTTAGCAGTATATGTGTAAGTAGTACCTACACTGTTTGTACCACCAGCTCCATCAGCGAATACATATCCGCCATCTCCTCCAGCGCCACTTGACGCTGCCGTCAATCTTCCGTCTTCATCAACAGTAATATTTGCTGTTGTATAAGATCCTGCTGTAACAGCAGTGGATTGTAATTGATTTGGTCCAACAGAGTTTGCAGCCAATTTGGTTTGAGTTACGTTTGATTGTGTTATCTGATTAGAAGTTACAGAGTTTTGTGCAAGTTTAGCTGTAGTTACGTTTGATTGTAAAATTTGTGCAGTTCCCACTGCGTTCGTAGCTAATTTATTTTGCGTTACGTTTGATTGTAAAATTTTTGCTGTAGTTACTGCGTCTGAAGCAATTTGTGCAGCTGCTACTGTTCCACCTAAAGTGTCTAAAGAAACTTCTTTTAAATTTGTTCCGTCCGCATAAGCTGCAAAGATAGCTGCTCTATCAGGAGAAAATCCTGTTCCTGAAGCTGTTTTAATAGTTAAGTTAGTAGGGTTTGTTAAACCTGTACAATCAAATATGTAAAATTTTTCAATGCCATCAGGTATTGTACAAACTGTGCTCGCTGCAATTGAAGCAGTTGCAAATTTGATTACCATATTTCTTGCGTTTGATAATGCTGCGTTTGACATTACTAACGCTAAAGTTCCACCGCTTGATAAAGTAACTTCCTCTACACCTGCGATAGCTTGTTGAACTAAATTTAAATTTGTATTTGTTTTATCTCCCCAAGTACCAGCGTTTTGGCCGGTTACCATTAACTCTAATTTAAGATCTGTAGAATAACTTG